TCGGCCCGCATCAGGACCGCATCGGGCGCAAACCGAAGGCCGGAAGTAAAGCTCGGCTACGCACACATGAAGGCAAGGAGACCGAACAAATGAACCTGTTCAAGGGCAAGACGCCGAATGTCGAACCGCCGATCCGCATGCCGGATTCGGAGGACCAGGCTGTCATGGCCGCGCGCCGCCAGCGCATCCAGAAGGATCGCCAGCGTGGCGGGCGTGAGAGCACGATCATGTCTGACAACCTCATCGGCACGACCGGGAAGCTCGGAGCCTGAACTTGCCCATCACCCCCAAGCTCCAGACCGTCATCGAGAGCGGCAACAAACTCTTTCAGGAGCGGACGTCGCTGCTCGTCCACTGGCAGGAGCTTGCGGAGAATTTCTACTTCGAGCGCGCCGACTTCACGGTTCAGAACAGCATCGGCAACGACTACGCATCGAATGCCATGACGTCCGTGCCGGCGCTAGCCCGCCGAGAGATGGGGAACCTGTACCGATCGATGCTTCGCCCCGTCGACTTTTTCAAGGTCAGGGCGACGGACGATGACCGCAACGACGCTTCCGATGCGAAAGCATGGCTGGAATGGGCGACGCGCCTGATGCGGGCAGTGATGTACCGCAAGGGCGCGAACTTCACCCGCTCGACCGTAATGGGCGATCATGATCACGTCACCTTCGGGCAGTGCGTCATCGAAATCTGCCCGGCCATAGACAGGGAAAGCGTGTTCTATCGCAACTGGCATCTTCGCGACGTCGCGTGGTCGGAGGACTACGCAGGCCAGGTGCAGGACGTCCACCGCAATTGCAGCGCGCCGGCGTGGTGGCTTATCCAGAGGTTCGGGGACAAGGTGCCGGCGAAGATCAAGGCCGACTCGGCAAAAGACCCGCATGCCCGTGTGAAGGTCCGCCATATCGTCGTTCCGGTCGGGGTCTACGAAGTCGACGCGCCGATCAAGGCCGGCCATCGCTTCATCAGTATATGGGTCATCCCGGACGAGAACGTCATCCTTGAACAGGTCTCCCGCGCTTATCGAGGGTATGTCATCCCGCGCGCCGACACTGTGTCAGGGTCTCAGTACGCCCGGTCGCCGTTTACCAGCATCATCCTGCCAGATGCGCGAACGAAGATGGCTATCGAGCGCATTTTGCTGGAAGCGGGTGAAAAGGCCATCGACCCGCCGATGATCGCGGTGCAGGACGCGCTTCGCTCCGACATCGCGCTTTATGCAGGCGGCATCTCGTTTATCGACATGGACTACGACGAGCGGACAGGCGACGCGTTGCGTCCGGTCAATTCTGACTATTCCGGGCTTCCGTTCGGGCAGGACATGTCACTCCGCTATGACCAGATCATCCGCGAAGGCATGATGTTGACAAAGGTCAACCTGCCAGACACGTCGAACATGACGGCGTACCAGGTGCGCAAGATCATGGAACAGCACATGCGCGCGCACATCCCAATGTTTGAGCCCGTCGAGGTTGAATATAACGAGCCGCTTTGCTCCGAGACGTTTGACATCATGCGGTCGCTCGGCGCGTTCCCCATGAACGAAATCCCGGCATCGCTTCGCGGCGCAGACGTCGAGTTCTCATTCCAGTCTCCGCTGAAGGATATCGAGAATGACGGCAAGGCGCAGAAGCTTCAGGAAGGCATGGGCGTCATCCAGATCGCGGCGCAGCTTGACCCGACCGTGGCAAAGATCGCCAACCCGATGGAGATCACCCGCGACACGCTGAACGCTCTTGGCTGGCCACAGGACTGGATGTTCACGGAAGACGAGATCGGCAAGCGGGTGGGGGCAGAGAATGCTGTGGCGCAGCAGCAGGTAGCGCTACAGCAGGCGGCTGGGGTTGCCGAGGCGGCCGGAAAGGCTGCACCTATGGTCAAGGCTCTCAGTGACGCGGGCAGGGCTGCTTGAAGTTTCCCCCGATCAACGACCCGGCGCCGATCACGGACGAACAGATCGCGGCGTTGAAAGCCGTCGCGGCTGGCAACGCCTCGGAGGGGCAGCAGAAGTCCGCGCTGTTGTGGATCATGGACGAAGCCTGCGGGGCGTGGCGTGACGCCATGTGTCCGGGCCGGCCCGATATGACGGGCTATTTCAACGGGCGTCGGAGTGTCGCGCTGCAAATCTCGGCGGCGCTGCGTTCTCGGCCCAAAACAAAGGACAAGACATGACGGAATCCGTCACCGAAATCGTGGCAGACGCCGCGCCGAATGCAGGCGCCGTCGATGGCGTTCAGACGGCTGCGGAGGCGTCGCCACCCGCAGATTCCGGGAAGCAGGTAGAGCCTGCCAGCGCGGCAAGGCCGGCCGCTGCCGAACCGATTGCTGGTGGGAAGGAAGAGCCGCGCGGCGAAGTTACGCCGAAATGGGCCGACGACTGGCGCCAGCAGATCGCGGGCGACGACAAAAAGGCTCTTGAACGTCTTGGCCGCTTCACCACGCCTGCCGAAATATTCAAGAGCCTTCGTGAGGCAGAAAAGAAGATCAGCGAAGGCGTCAAGCCGCTTTCCAAGCCGGATGAAAAGGCTACGGAAGAGGAGTGGGCCAGCTACCGCAAGGCGGCCGGCATCCCTGACTCGGTCGACGACTATGTGAAGGCTATCGAACTTTCGGACAAGCGCGAGATCGGGTCCGACGACAAGCCGGTCATCGCGGCATTTGCGGAGCGGGCGATCAAGAACGGCGTCTCGCCGAAGGATATGGCCCCGCTCATCGAAGAATACTACGCGATGCAGGAGGAGATGGTCGCGCAGCAGGCCGAAAAGGACGCCGAGTTCAAGGCATCGAGCATGCAGGGACTCCGCGAGGAGTGGGGGGGCGACTTCAAGGCGAACATCAACTCGATGCGCCCCTATTTCGAGACGGTCAACCCGGCCTTGTTCGACAACCTGATGGGCGGGCGCCTTGCCGATGGGACTGTCATCGGCAACCACCCTGACGTTATCAAGTTCTTTGCCGCCAAGGCGCTCCAGGAGAACCCGGCCGCCACGATTGTCCCGGCCGGCGGAAACCAGATGGAATCCATCGATACCGAAATCAAGTCGATTAAGGCGCAGATGGGCGACCCGTCCAGTTCCTACTGGAAAGATACGGCCATGCAGGACCGTTATCGCAAGCTTGTCGCCGCTCAGGAGAAATTGAGCGGTCGATAGACCCGATCCGAAGCCGGACAACCCGCAATGCGGAGCCGGCCTGGGATCACCGAAAACCCCACCAAAGCAATGCCCCGAAGGACGCCAGTACGGCTCCGGTGAAAACCGGGCAACCCTGAACGCGCCCATAGGACAACCATCCGCTGCGGTTCCCCACGAAACTCATGGAGAACCCCAATGGCAGACACTGCCTTCATGAAACAGTACCGTGACGAGTTCGTTGCGGGCTTCGAGTTCGGCCAGTCGATGCTTCGAGCAACGACCACGACCGAAATGGTGCGACAGGGCAACGAGGCGATCTTCCTCGTGGCCGATACGGGCGGTGCGGAAGCCGTGACGCGCGGCGTCAACGGCCTGATCCCGTCGCGTGCCGACAACCTGACGCAGCTCACCTGCACGCTGTCGGAGTGGCATGACAAGCCGCGCCGCACGCGCTTTAACATCTTCGGCTCGCAGTCTGACGGCCGCCGCATCATGCAGCAGGGCACCGTCAAGGTGATGAACCGCAAGATCGACGACACGATCCTGACGGAACTCAACACCGCGACGAACGACACCGGCACCGCAACGACCGCCTCTCTCGCCATCATCGCGAAGGCAAAGGCGATCCTCGGCGTCAACGATGTCCCGGTCGAGGAAGAACAGAACATGTTCGGCATTCTCTCGCCGGCAGCGGAAGCCTACCTCCTCCAGGACGAGTCGTTCACCTCGGCCGAATACGTCGACATGAAGCCGCTCGTCGGCCCCGCCCGCAAGATGCGCCGCTGGGCCGGGATCAACTGGATGGTGCATTCCCGCGTCCCTGGCGTCGCCACCAGCGCCGAAAAGCTCTTCGTCTATCACCGTTCGGCCATCGGCCATGCGGCGGACACGCAGAACGTCTCGGCCGTGCCCGGCTACAACGAGGAGGAGGACTACTACTGGGCTCGCACCTCGCTCTTCATGGGCGCGAAACTCCTCCAGAACTCGGGCGTCGTCGTCATCAACCATGACGGCTCGGCCCTCGTCGCGTCGTAAGGAGAACCGACAATGGCATATTCGACTTCCAACCCTCCGAGCCTTCTGGTCGGTACCATCGGCGGCGCTCTTCGCCTTTGGGCTTACAAGTCGGCCGACCCGGAGACCACCTTCGACGACACGGACTACATCACCAACGCCGACGATCTCGGCATGGTGACGGGCGACTTCGTATTCATCCTCGACACGACCAACAGCCTTTCGACCATCGCGCAGGTGACTGTCGATGCGGATGGCAATGGCACGCTGTCGGCGCTGACCGCGTTCGCCTGATGAGACAACCGGCGGGGGCTTCGGTCCCCGCCACCATCCGCACCAGGAGGCCGCCATGGCTGGATATTCTTCGTCAGTCGCGATCACGCGGCCCGCGAACACGACCGCATATACGGCCGGCGATGTGGTTGGCGCAACCGTCGCCGCACTCGAATTCAAGCAAATCGGGCCGGCCGGGCGCGACGTCATGATCAATGGCTCTACGCTCCGCATCGATTTGAGCGGTGTTCCGGCCAGCATGACCAGTTTCACGCTGCACCTTTACAGCGTAACGCCGCCATCGGCGCTTGCCGATAACGCGGCATGGGATTTGCCGGCAGGAGATCGGTCGGCCTACCTAGGCTCGATAGCGCTCGGCACGCCAGCCGATGTCGGGTCGACCCTGTTCATCCAGGCGACGGGCCTTGCGAAACAGGTCAAGCTCGCGACCGACAGTCTATTCGCCTACCTCGTGACGGCCGGCGGGTATACGCCAACCAGCGCCGCAACGGCACAGATCACGCTGAATTCGTCAACCCTGTAAGGATCACCCATGTCCAATGCGCTCATCGCAAATCGCTTCAAGCCGGCAGAGTTCGTCAGGGCTTCATGGCATGCCACGCCGTCTGCCGACGACACGCCGGAAACCGTCATGGAACCGAAATGGTGGGTCCATGTCGGCCGGCAGATGAAGTCTGGAGACAGGATCGAAATCCTGCCCGAGACGCACGCATGGTACGCAGAAGCAGTCGTCATCGATTCCGGCGACACATGGGGCGCAAAGATCGCTTTTGTTCTCGGCCCGGTTGCCCTTGTGAATGAGGCGGTCATCGAACAGTCGCCGGGCTTCGAAGTCAAATGGGGCGGCCCGAATGCGAGGTTCCGCGTTGTCCGCGAGTCCGACAAGACCGTTCTGAAAGAGAACTTCCAGACGCGCGAGGAAGCCGAGTCGTGGGTGAAGAGCCACCGCAAGGCGCTCGCGGCCTGAAAGGTAGACCGCCATGGCGACGAAACTCGGCATCTATAACGGCGCGCTTCGCCACCTGAAGAGCGAGCGGCTCGTCACGGTGACGGACGCCGGAAAGAAGCGGTACGAACTCGACGCCGCTTATGACGACGCCGTGGAATGGTGCCTTGAGCAATCTCTGTGGAACTTTGCGACGCGAGCCGTGGAACTGACGCACGATGGCGCATATGACCCTGATTGGGGCTATGCGTACTCGTTCGACAAGCCGACCGATTGGGTGCGGACTGCCGCCCTGTCGACGGACGAATACGGCGCCGTCCCGCTTCTCAGTTACGAGGACCGCGACGACGTCTGGCTCGCCGACGTAACCCCGCTTTATCTCTGGTACGTGTCGAACCATGCGACGGAAGGCGGCGGGCTGCTCACCAGATGGCCTCAGACGTTCGCCGAGTTTGTGTCATTGCGCCTCGCCTACATGACGTGCGGCGTCATCACTGGCGGCACTGAAATGACCGACACGCTCGAAAAACGGATGATCCGCGCGAAGCGGGATGCGGCAAACAAGGACGCGATGAACCAGCCATCGGCGAAGTTCCCGCCGACAGGAAGCCTTGTGCGCAGCCGTGGTGGGGCTGGCCTCGGGTCGCGCGAAGGCCGGTTCAGGGCTGGTTGATGCCTAAGACCAATGTTCCCCTCATCGCCTTCAACAGGGGGCTTGTGAGTTCATCCGCGCTGGCGCGCGTCGATGTCGAGCGCGTTCGCCTGTCTGCGGAAGAAATGACGAACTGGCTCCCCAAGACGCAGGGGAGCATGCTGCTTCGCCCAGGCTTCGGGTACATCGGCACAAGCCGCAGCAACGCCAAGGCAATCTATGTCCCGTTCGTCGCCGCGACAGACGATACGGCGCTCATCGAAATCACGGCAAGCCATTTGCGCGTATGGGTCGACGATGAGCTTGTAACGCGCGTCTCCGTGACGACGTCCGTTTCCAATTCGACATTCTCCTCTTCGTCCAACTGGACGGATACGTCGACAAACGGCGGCACGGTTTCGTTTGGAGGGTCCGGGCTCGTCCTCGATGCAACAAACGTCGGCGGCGTCGCATCCGTCCAGCAGCAAGTGACGTGCAGCGGGTCGAACATCAGCAAGCGGCACGCGCTTGATATCGTCGTGGCGCGCGGCCCGGTGACGTTCCGCTGTGGCTCCTCATCCGGTGGCGACGAGTACATCACTGAAACGACGCTGCGGACCGGGTATCACAGCCTTGCATTCACGCCGACCGGCGACTTCTATGTCCAGTTTGCAAACGATCTGGATATCGACAAGACCGTGACAAGCTGTCAGGTCGCGTCGGCCGGCACAATGGATCTGACCGCGCCGTGGGCAGAGGCCGATCTGCCTAACATCCGTTGGGACCAGTCGGCCGACGTTCTCTTCGCCGCATGTGAAGGCATACAGCAGCGTCGTATCGAACGCCGTGCGGCCGATAGCTGGTCTATCACGACATACCAGTCCAATACAGGCCCATTCTTCGCAACCCGCTCGGCCCGCGTTCGCATGAAGGTCGCCGCGACATACGGCAACACGACGCTGACCAGTGACAAGCCGTTCTTCAAGAGTTCACATGTCGGGGCGATCTTTCGGCTGTTCAACGACGGTGTCAAGCAGCAGTTCCGCCTTGCCGGAGACGGCTCGTTTACGGAGCCGTTCAAGGTGACGGGCGTCTATGACGCCGTCCCGTCGAAGTACAATGACCGCAACTGGAGCTACCAGATCAGTGGGACGTGGTCGGGGACGCTGCGAATCCTTCGCGCATTCGACGACGAGGAATTCGGCTACAAGCGGTATGTGATGTCGTACCCGAGCGATACAAGCCTTGGCGAAACCTCCAATACGGTAGGCTACGTCGGGAACCAGGACATCGACCAGAACGCCATCGTTTATTACAAGATCGGCTTCGAGGCGTCTGATTACACGTCAGGTGTCGCTGTCATCGACATCGACTACGATGGCGGCGGCGGCTACGGTGTGTGCCGCGTGACGGGCTATACGTCGTCGACGCAGGTCAGCGTCGAGGTCTTGGACAAGTTCAATTCGACCGACTACACGTCCGACTGGCAGGAGGGCGTCTGGTCAGATTATCGCGGGTGGCCGTCTGCCGTTGCGTTTCATCGCGGCCGTCTCTGGTGGGCGGGAAAGACGCGCTTCATCGGGTCTGTCTCCGACGACTATGAGAACTTCGACCCGGAGTACGAAGGCGACGCAGGCCCGATCAACCGAACGCTCGGCACAGGCCCGGTCGATACGATCAACTTCGCGCTTTCTCTTGGCCGCTTGGTCATCGGAACGCCTGGGGCTGAGTTTTCCATCAAGTCGACATCGTTCGACGAGCCGCTGACGCCGCAAAACACGCAGGCGAGTGACCCGTCGACGCAAGGCTCCAGGCAGGGCGTCGCTGCGGCAAAGGTCGACAATCGCGGCGTGTTCGCACAACGATCCGGCCGGCGCCTGTTCGAGCTTGTCTTCAATTCAGAGACATACGACTACGAGCCGCGCGACCTGACACTTCTTGCGCCTGAGATTACCGGGACTGCCAAGGTTGTCGGCATGACGGTGCAGCGCCAGCCCGACACGCGCATTCATGTGTGGCTGGACGATGGCTCCGTCATCCTGCTTACCTATGAGCCGTCCGAAGAAGTCGTTTGCTGGTCACGCATCGCCATCGGCGGAGACGGGTTCGTCGAGAGCATCGTCGTTCTTCCCGGAGAAGACGAAGACCAAGTCTACTACAGCGTCAAGCGCACCGTAAACAGTTCGACCGTTCGCTATCTGGAGAAGATGGCGCAGGAATCCGAGTGCGTTGGCGGGACGACCAGCAAGCTGGCAGACTCGTTCATCGTTGTATCAAGCGTGACCGGGACGTCTGTGACCGGACTTTCTCATCTTGAAGGAAAGTCCGTCGTCGCATGGGGCGGCGGCGCCGATCTTGGAACCTACACGGTCGCATCTGGCGCTATAACGCTTTCGGCATCCGTCACGTCGACCGACGTAATGGTTGGCCTTCCGTACACGGCAACGTTCAAGTCGACCAAGCTTGCCTATGCAGCGGCTGCCGGCACCGCCCTGACGCAGAAAAAGCGCGTTGGGTTTGTCGGCGTCATCATGCGCAATACCCACAACGACGGTCTGGAATTCGGGCGGGACTTCACCACCATGGACGGTCTTCCGCGCATCAAGGATGGCCTTGCGGTCGGGACGTCCGACGTCTTCAGTGAGTACGACCAGCCGGCGTTCGAGTTCCCCGGCGAATGGGACACGGATAGCCGTTTGTGCCTCAGGGCTGCATCACCGAGGCCGTGCGAACTGCTTTGCGCGGTAATCTCCGTGGAGACGAATGACCGCTACTAGGCCGGAAATCGTTCCGCTGCGGCGCGGGCATCTTGTCGAGTGGTTTGGCGAAGACGGGTTGCGCCCGACAGTCAAGGGAATCGCGGTGCTTCTTGACGGGAAACTGATCGCAATTGCCGGCGTCCGTTACGTGCACGGCACCGTCGTCATGTTCTGCGGCCTTCGCGAAGAGGCGAGGGCGTTCAAGAAGACAACGCACAAGGTTGCCATCGAACTTGTCCGCGAGGCTAGCGGGCGACACAGGCGCATCATCGCCGAGCCCGACGACGACGAACCAACTTCAAGACGATGGCTGTCACGGCTCGGATTCGAGCCTGATGATGACGGGATTTGGGTATGGCGGCACTCTCGACAATCTCAACGGTAGTCGGGCTTCTCGGCACGGTTGTTTCGGCCGCCGGCACGATTGCGGCTGGGGCGGCGCAGAAGCAGGCGGCCGACTTCCAGGCCAAGCAGCTAGAGCAGCAGGCCATGGAAGAGCGCGCCGCGTCGCAGCGCGAAGCGCAGCAGGCACGCCGCGAACGAGACTTGCTCCTTTCGCGCCAGCAGGCCGTTTCCGCCTCGTCGAACCTTGGCGCGCTGGACGAAACGGTCCTCGACCTTGCCGGCGACATCACGCAACAGGCGGCGGTGAACGAAGGCATGATCCGCTACGGCGGCGAGGAGCGGGCGAGAGGTAGGCGAGCGCAGGCCGTTGCCTCGCGGCTCGAAGGGAAGGCGGCGCAGACAGGTGCTGCGTTCTCTGCCGCCGGCACGATCCTTGGCGGCATCGGTTCGTTCGCCAACAGTTACATGAAGACGTCGTCGCAGGCGTCGTCCGCCTCTTACCGATACGGTTAGAATGCCGAAGCTCCCCTCCTCAGAAGACCTTTCGCGCCCCGTCAGCGGGCGCTCCGGTCGGCCAATCGCCAGTTATGACACGTCCGCCATCGGCCGTGGCGTTGCGCAGTTCGGGCAAGGCATACAGTCGCTGGCCGGCGACATCGGCGCTATTTCGGACCGCAGGAAGAACGAAGTTGATCAGGCGGCGGCTTTCGAGACGCAGCGCCGGTTCCTCGAATTCACAGCAGGCCAGGAAGACGCCCTTAATCAGGCACAGCAGGGCGCGAAGCCCGGTGCGTTCGGCTTTCGGGAGGACTACACCAAGGCTTACCAGAACAAGGCGAAGGAGTTCTTCGCCACCGTACCGGAGCCTCTGAAAGGGGAGTACGACAGCAAGCTCTTTGCGATAGAGGACAGGCTTGGCGGTCGCGCCCTGACATTCGAGAGGACGGCGCGCAAGGGCTACTACACCAACGCGGTGAACGATGGCCTGACAAAGATCGAAAACAACCTCTATGCCAACCCGGATAGGTTTGACGAGAACCTGTGGGAGGGCAATCGGTTTATCGATACGATTCCGGATGATGACGTATCGCCAATCGAAAAGGAAGAGCTGAGACGCGCATGGCGGGCGAAGGCGCAGGTTGCGTCGTTGAACGGCATGCCTCCGGCGCAGCGCCTTGGAGCGCTTGGTGTGGGCGCTCCCACCGTGAAATATACGGGGACCGCCGCGCCAAAAGGCGCGATTGCCGGTCTTGTCGCCAGGGCAGCGCAAGACGCAGGCGTTGACCCGGCAATCGCTCTCGGCATTGTCAAGATCGAAAGCAACTTCGACCCGAATGCAAAGGCCGGGACGTCGTCGGCTGGCGGGCTCTATCAGTTCATCACCGGGACGGCAAACCAGTACGGGCTTGGCAACAAGTTCGATGCGGAAGCCAATGCAAAAGCCGGCGCCAGGCTGACGAAGGACAATATCGACGGGCTGCGCCGCGACCTCGGGCGAGAGCCGACGCCCGGAGAGATTTACATCGCGCATTTTGGCGGCTTTGGCATGGCTCAGAAGCTGGGCCGCGCCGCGCCAAACACGCCGGCCGAAAGCCTGTTCAGCCCGGAGGCCGTGCGCGCCAATAGGTCGATCCTTGCCGGGAAAACGTCGGCCCAGGTCCGCGCATGGGCCGACCGCAAGATGGCGGCGGCGATGAAGGAAGCTGCGGGCGTCGACGTTACCGTGACTGGCGCTGGCGAGATCGATCCTCGCTTTACCGACATGCCTTGGCAGGACCGCGAGAAGATCATCGGCCAGACCGAGACGGAAATCCGCCAGAAGGAGGCCGACGACCGTATCGCCGCGAAGTTTGCAATCGACGCCGCGACGACAAACGCACCTTCCGCGATCATGAATACCGGTCGATATACGGGTGACATTCCGACTGTCGAGCAGTTCATTGCCGCATATGGCGAGCAGGCAAATCAGAAATACAAGGAATTCCAGCAGGCTATCGAGACCGCGCAGACCGCGCACGGAATGGCGACGATGTCGGTTGACGATATCAAGCGCGTTGTCGAGAGCTCCGTCCCAACGTCTTCCGGCGACGACGCCGCATTGCAACAGGACCGCTATGATGTCCTGTCGAAGGCGGCCGATGCGACAATGAAGGCTCGCAATGCCGATCCTGCCGGGTACGCGCGCAAGACATTCCCGATTGTCGACGCGGCATGGTCGAACGTGCAGCAGGAAGGCGGCTATCGCGCGGCTATCGCGGCATCCGTGGCGGCACAACAGCAGCTTGGCATTACCGACGTGAAGCCGCTGCCGAAGTTCGCGGCGGATGAAGCCGTGGCGACCTACAAGGATGAGACCGCGCCGTCCGACGAAAGGATCGCTTCCGTTGTCCGCGTTCTCGCCGCCACGGATGATGCCGGCCAGCGTCGCGCGCTGTTCGAGCAACTGGTCGACGCCGGACTGCCTGACGTGACCGAGGGCGCGGTCGAAGCCTATCTTCGCGGCGATGAAGGCGCGGCTCGCCGCCTGTTCGAAGCGGCCATGGTCGATACGGCAAAACTGCCGGGCAAGATCGATGCGACGCCGGCTAAAATCGACGAGGCCGTGCAGGGCGAATTGTTCGAGGAAGGCTCCATCGGCGATATCTACTACGGCATCAGCGACGGGTCGGCTGAAAACCTCTTGCGAGCCCAGCGCGACAACACGCTCCTGACGAAAGCGGTCAACATCCGCATGCGCCGTGGTGAAGAACTGGAAGCGGCTGTTCAGGGCGCGGCGAAAGACCTGTTCGGCGACGTGCAGGTTGTCAACGAAAGCAATGCGCAGATCATCCTTCCCAAGGATGCCGACGCCGATGCTGTCATGGCCGGGCTCGAAAGCATCCTGCCAGACGTGCGCAACGCTGTCGCCGAGGCGCTGACTTTGCAGGGTCCGGTTCCAACGTCCGATGGGACGAAGGCGATCATGGACGCAACAACCGCGAACCGCATCGACGATATCCTTGCGACCGGCTACTTCCGCAATGCCGAGGGCGGGTATGTCTATATCGACCCGTATACGGGCGGGGCGATCCCCGACGCGAACGGCGACCCCGTGATCTTCAAAATCCCGGCAAGCGCCGCTCC